CAATATATTGTGATATACTACAATCACAATAAAACAATAGCTTGACAAGGAATAAGTCGTTAAAACCAGAATAGGAGGTGTTATATATTTGAAAAATGAATAGTCCAAAAGGATACAATGTATCTAATGGGTATTATGGCTATATTTCAGCCACAAAAAGTTATATGCTTTTTGCAACTGAACAAGAATATCTTGAATATATAGCCGACTAATTACAACTAATTGTGTAAATAGTCCCTGAACAAGTCTATTTTATCACAATTCGGTGAGTTAGTAAATCCCCATAGGAAAAAACAATTTTATATTTTACGCCCCTAATGTATATTAAGCGGATTGCTGAAAACATTAGTCATAGGCAGTATAGAGGAACTCTATACCTCTTTGAAAAGTCCTAGACTTTCAAGGGTGGAAAGATGGGTATTAATATAAAATCTAGTCTAGTTATCCCATTGGGTTAAGGCTATACAAATTGAATAATAGGTTTTATGGGTTTACTCTAAAACCCTATGAGGACGGCTTAGACTATGCCTTGAAATAGGTATACATGCCCTAGGATTAATAATCCTTGCATCATATTAAAAATGGTGTGCCTTTACCCTGCCAGTAATGGGAGGAAGATGTCAGAAAAGACATAAGGCTCAAGTGCGAACCCTTCAGCTTATATTCTAGGTGTGAGTGTTTACAAGGTAGTAGTTGACGGTCAATAAAAAATCTTAACCGATTAAATCACGGCTAAAGTTGTGAAGTCGATAACCAAGCTAATAGCAACTAAAATATAAAAGGTTAATGATAGATATAACATAGCTTTGCAGGGTAAAACCTGCAAGCATTTATTTATTAGCAGGGTAATGCCTGCAATAAGTATATTTATGGAGTATCTATCCTCTTAACTGGATTTAATGTTAATATGCTTATTACGCTAGTAGGTGAGGCGTTCCCTACAAAGTTTTATACATAGTTAGAAGGGTGGACTATACACAATTAGTCTACCCTTTTATAGTGTGCATAACACTACAATTATAAACACAATAAAATATTATATTGCACCGATTGCGTTAAGTCGGGGAAAGAGGTATATTATGAGAACTTTATCAATCAATTTTTACGCAGAAAAAATCACAGATGAGAAGAAGCAGGAATTAATGACAGCAGTTGAACATGAAAAGTGTGCAATGCTCATTCAGATGGCTGAAGCTGATATTTCACGGTTAAACACTCAGATAGCAAACCTTGAGAAAAATGAGGATATGTCTGAGGATAAAAAGAAGGTTAAGCTTGATGACCTTAAGCAGAAACTTGAGGATGTTAAGCAGGAAAAGTCTGACCTTGAAACATCTAAAGAAGAAACTCTTGAGGTTTACAATAAGATATTTGCTTCATTGACCCATAAGAACAAAGACCATTTTGGCAATAATAAGGACGTAGTCCGTACAGTTCTTAGGGTACTTGCTTCATGGGATAACTCTAAGTTGGTAAAATATGCAATCATTCCTGCTTTTCAGTCACCAGAATTATATAATGCTTTAGAGGCAATTCATATTAATTCTAAGGCAGGGGAAAATGGCAATATAACAATGTCAAATGAGGTAAAAGAAGCATACAAGAAAGCAAGTACAGAACTTGAAACAATCATTAAAACAACCTTCAGTCTGCCTTTTGAAACTCCATACACAGCAAAGACAAGAGTAAAATTGACAGCAGAGGACAAGAAGCTTCTTAATGATTGTTATGTAAAGGGATTCACTAATAAATTTGACATTGACGACAAAAAGGATACAATTTCTTTCAAAGAGCGTCAGGTTAATACATTAGTAAAGGCAAAAAAGAATCGTAAGACAGGTAAGATAGAATATGACTATTCTGGGCTTGCAAGCACTATCAGTAATATTGTAATCAAGCACTACTTTGCAGAAAAGTAATAAAAATCTATAGTTAGAGGCGGTAAGGGAAACTTTACCGCTTTTATAGTGTGGATTTTACACATATTGAAAATTACAAAATAATGTGATAGAATAGGAGGTGCAAATAATTGATGGAGGTATAATATATGATAGTTTTTAATAAATTAGGGCAACTTTTAAAAATACGCAATATGACATGGAAAGACTTATGTAATGCAGGTTTGTCTCAAAATATGCCAACAAGATTTTCAAAAAACGAAAATATAAGTTCTGATACAATAAATAAAGTATGTGAATATCTTTGTGTCCAACCATTTGAAATCATGGAATGGATTCCAGATGCGGAATGGAATGCAAAAGAAATTGAGAAACAAGCTATTGAAGCTCAAATAGCCGAGCTTCAGGCAAAATTAAACCAGATGTAAAAAGGGGAAATAACTATGCAAACAATCGAAGAAATGCGTCAAAGTATGACGCAAGCAAACGTTTACACAAAAGCAGATATAGATAAAATCTGCAAGCTGGAAGCCCAGTATCTCAAAGAATGTGAGGAAATCGCGGAAGAATGCGAAGCAGAAGGCTATCCGCCTTATGGCAATAACTACGATTTGCGTTGTTCCGACGAAAGACGCTATTATGATGAGCTGATCGAAAAAATCGACTCAAAATATGGCGAGATGGAAGAAAAAATCTTCCTGTAAAAATATTTGCCCCAGTCAATGAATGACTGGGGTTTTTAATTATAAAATTTTTATAAACAAAATATAAAATAAAAATAAAAATGCCTGTTTTCTGACGAGTGTAACGTCTGTTGTGCTTATAGTTACATATGTATATATAAAATGTTTGTAAATGTATAATCGTTCGTCAGATAATACTTGTATAGATGTGATTATGAATATTTGATAAAATTTATAATTACAATAGCTATACTGCTTGCGGACGGTCAACATTCGAGCAATAACAACTCTATATGAATATAATATTACAATAGTGGTATAATGTTTTGATTTTTTCAGATCATGCAAAAACGATCAGCCCCAGCCGTTGAATTTCAATACATTTTAGATATTTGTAAACATTATGTATACATTTTTGTATAAAGCCCCTATATAATATATATATAATTTAAATAATAATATTAAATATATTAATATACATATAGGCTGACTGCCTATATATTATATTTAGCCACTACTATATTTAGCCTATATGTATAGGCTGACCGCCTATACACTAAATAATAATTTAATACCAGCCCCTAATATGGGGGGCTGGTTATATAATTTACATAGTGGGTAAACCCACTACATAATATAAAATATTTATATACAATAGCGGGTTATCCCACTATGTATATTAAACTATATACCTATATGGTGGGTTATTAGATATATAGTTACACACCTAAATAATTTATATTTTTTTCAAAATACCCCTTGACAAACAAAAAAATCTATGATACATTTTAGCCACAATCAAATCAGGCGTTGATAGATTGCTCCAGCTGACCGAGGCGGATATAAGCGATCGCTTGAGGCAACGCTTGACAGTATATGAGCAAGGACGGTCATTTCATTACATGGGTTACACGCTCGCAAGAAAGAATCTACCGGGGATAGATCCGGCTACAGGTTTCTTTTTTGCGGGCGTTTTTTATTTGGCGATCAGCCGGAAAGGGGGCAGAAATGAGCAGTGAATTTTACGAAGTAAAACAAACTATTACATGTGTCGAAGATATGCCCCCAGTAGCTCGAGATATCATAAAGAATTACTGCGATGTGTGGGGATTCGATGAATTTAATCTAACACCCAACGTCTGGCGAGATGTATTGACTGAGTTAAGAATAAAACTATTTGAGCCGTGTAAATATACGTATGTAGAGAAAACTACTTCCGGTGGTTATGATATACCAAGTGTAGAGTGGATCTATAATAATATATATAAGCGCATATGTGATATGCATAATAAAGAGTGTAGTATACATGGTTTTGTCACAATGGTGGGTATCGGTAAAGATCAGCTGTATAGATGGCAGAATGGAGAATATCTAAGTGGCCGCCACAGCGATTTATTGAATACTATAAGGGATGACAACGAGGACAGCCTCTTTGGTTTGATGCAGCAAATCAGAAACCCTGTTGGCGTTCTTGCAAAGCTGAATAAGAATCACGGTTGGAATCTACCAGGAGCAGGCAGAACCAATGAAACAAAACCTGTTATTTCTGCATCAAGCCTACCAACGGTGGAAGAACTTCAGAAAATAGATCAGCCCGGAATAGAGCAGAACACAACATATAGTGGTGACAATGGCGGCACACACAATATATAGTGGTTCATCTCTTGGATAAACCGGAGTTTATCACAGAGAGTTTTTCGAATATATGTTCAAGCACGCAGGGTGCGTTACAAACTGCTGACCCCCACCCACCCCTTATGATGGCGGCAGCCACACCCCCCCACTAAGTCCCAAAAATATTCTCCAAAACAAAAGTGGGTTTACTGAAAGGAAATTATAACATGAAACGAATCAGAGTGCAAGATTTAATGCTGCTAAAGCTACATGGAGTAAAGGTTGTTCACATCGTATTTGGTTTGTGGGCTGTGCCGGAAGTTGTGAAGATACGAGGTAGCAAGGTAAAGCATTCAAAATATAGGCTGTATAGGCTTGAGTGAGGAGATATGATATGACAGGAAACGAGTACCAAGAGTTGGCAATGAGGACAAATGATGGCTGCGGAACTGATAGGCTTGCAGGCATGGTAGTAAACGCTAATAAGAAGGGGGCCTGTGATGCCGGGGGACTAATAAATGGATGTCTGGGGCTTGCAGGGGAATCCGGAGAGACGTTGGACATGGTAAAGAAATGGATTTTCCATGACAGCGAACTAGACAAAGACCATTTGAAGAAAGAATTAGGTGACGTCATGTGGTATGCAGCCATGATATGTTACGCTATGGGATTTGATCTTGATGATGTGATGCAGACAAACATTGACAAGTTAAAGGCAAGATACCCGGGTGGATTCGACACATATCGAGCCAATCATCGTGAGAGGGGTGATGTGTAATGGCAGAAGTGCAAAGTTTTTTGCTTGGTGACGATACAGCGAACATTCAGCAGTTTGTTGTGGATAAATCGAGTATGCGTGTAGATGATCCGGTGAATCATCCATCACATTATGAGACAGGAAAATTTGAGTGTATAGATGTGATTGTAGAAACAATGGGTATTGACGCAACAATGGAATTTTGTGTGTGCAATGCTTTTAAGTATCTGTATCGTCATAAGAGAAAGAACGGCATCCAAGATTTGGAAAAGGCAAAATGGTATATTGAAAAATATATTGATTTGCAATCGGTGAAAAATGAAAATAGGTCATAAAGATATTGACGATGAATGCACAAAATGTGGACAAATGCTTGAATGCAAATTGTTCCGTCAAGGGCATGGAATTGGATTGGAAAGAGAAAACGTAACTGAAATGTTAAGGTGCCAATTTAGGCACGAAAGGGAGAAGCATAATGATACAGATGTTAAATCAAGTAGTTAGGCTGCTTTTGTTGATCCATGAAGAGAATCTAAGCATTATGGCGGCGGTGTTTCAGAAAGATGTTGCAGACAATATCGCAAAAGAAGCAAACGGTAGTGTAAGAGAGATTTTATTTGGAGAAGAAGCAGATACTACGGCACGTCAGCCTCCGGAAGATGAAGAGACTTCCGAGGAAAAATAAACGTGTCACAAGCGTTCAGATAATAGCAGACTACTATTATCTGTTGCCCGGGTTGGCTTTGGCAGGTTCGAATCCTGTGCCGGGTAATTGCCATTTTTTGGCGTATCTTATACGGGTTTCATGTTGACTGTGTAGGATAATAGTCCTTTCTCCACCTAGCGGAAAGCTGTTAAGGACCGTCACAAGGTCCGGGTGGTGTTTGTGAAATTCAAACTGGGATTTTTCGTTTCTTTTTTCCTCCCAGCAGTTATAGTCTGCACTCCATAAAAAGACAAACTTGAGTGTTTGTTGGTGGTCTGAACAGGGAAACCGCATACCCTCCCATTGACTTTGATTCCTGTTGGTTGTCATTTTCCCATGTGCGGTAGTGGGTTCGAGTCCCACACAGACCAATCTGCAAGGTATGACCCAAAATACTTTGTAGTTGTCAACGGATAACCTCCAATTATCTGATTGTAAGGGACATTGGATTGCTTGAAGTTGCTATTGCCTTTGCAACGGATGGTATTGCGGATCGTTTCCGCAAGTCCCTTTTAAGTAACTGTAAACAGTGCATATACAATGTGTATGTGCAATTTTTTTATAAGTAGGTGACATATGAAAAGTAAAATTTCACAATTTATTTACAACAAACTTACGAAAAATAAAACAAAAATTTTGATGTTTGCAATCTCCTTTGATTATGAAAAATATAAGAAAAACGGAGAAAAGGGATCATGTGATTTGTGCGCACATCCTGCACTTTTTGAAGATGAGAATTTCAAGAAAATGGCAGAAGATTTGGTTGATTATGTACGTGCCAACCATGATATGGAGAAATTTACACATTTGTAGAAAGAATTTTTATGAGAGAAAAAGCTATAAACGGTAAATACATAGGCAATGCAATTGGATATTGTCATTGTGATGCTCATAAAGGGGCATTGAACAGGGAACTGGCATATAAGCATAAATGCCTTGCAAAACGCTGTAAATGGCTTGAAAAGTACAATGAAGATGTGTGGAGACCAAAAGAAAAGTGTTTTAGAAGATAACCGACCGGTAAGAGTGTTCCGGCCGCTAACCTGTAAAAGTTTTAAGGCAGAGGTAGAATACCTTTGCTTTTTTGAAAGTGAGGTATTTTATGCCAAGCGAAGAATTAAAAAAAGCAGTAAGCAGTTATGAACAGTTTATAAAAACAAATGGAATAAGTGAGGGAATCATAAAGGCTTATTTGCAGGCCGTTAAAGTTGCTGTCGAGACTGAAAAAGAATCTAAGTATGGTCTATATATTTCTGCACGTGTAAAGCAATTGATTGAACAATATGTGTTTTCGCAATCAAGGTGCAGCGTGTGGGAATTGGAAAAGTATGCTTTTGCAAAGAGAGAAAAATATGCAATCATAGATACATATTATGAGATTCTTCTAATCGAAGCACGACTGAATATTGTAGATAGTGCCTTGCAGTATTTGGAGAAAAACAGAGAGCCAAGAGAACGGTTTTATATGCCTAAGCGAAAGTGCTTTATGCGTATAGGGCTTGTAGAAGCGTTGCAAGGTATAATAGATGATAAATACGACATATTATGTATCAGTATGCCGCCAGGAACAGGAAAAACAACAATAGAGAAGTTTTTTCACGCATTGGTTGCAGGGTGGTATCCAAACGACTTTAGCTTGTTTTACTCGCATAGTGGCGATATTACACGAATGTACTACGATGGAGTGTACGACATTGTCACTAACTCGCAAGAATATACATGGGGTGAGATATTTCCAGATCTACAAGTTAGTGGAACGAATGCAAAGTTAGAGCAATTTAATGTTGGTAAATATAAACCGTTTCCGTCTATACAATGTACTTCTGTAGGCAGTAAAAATGCAGGAAAAGTACGTGCGTCCAAACTCTTGCTAATTGACGATATGATCGGTGGCATAGAAGAAGCTATGAATCCAAATACGTTGGATAAGCTGTGGGGAAAGTATAGCGTAGATGCACGTCAGAGAAAAACAAATGATTCGAATGATAGGCCATGTAAGGAGATCCATATTGCTACAAGATGGAGCGTACATGATGTAATTGGCCGAGTGCAGAGAGCATACGAGGGAAATCCTAGAGTAAAGATAATCGCTGTGCCGGATATTGATCCAAAAACCAAAAAAAGTAATTTCGATTTTGAGTTTGGCGGTTTTACGGTAGAATTTTTCGCAGATCAACAGTTGCTTATGGATGATATATCCTACAGATGCCTATACAAGCAGCAGCCAATTGAACGAGAGGGATTATTATTCCCAAGTGAAAAACTTAGAAGATATATGAATTTGCCGCATGGTGAAGCAGAGATCATAACAGCACAGTGCGATACAAAGGGAAAAGGTACTGATTACTTTGTAATGCCTGTATTTGCACGATATGGGGATGATTATTATTGCATAGACTGCGTATGTGATAATGGAGCAGATTATGAAATGCAATATGAAAATTCTGCAAACTTGCTTGTTAGAAATAATGTGCAAGACTGCGAATTTGAATCAAACTCTGGTGGTGATCGAGTTGCACGAGAAGTGAATAAAAGAGTTGAAGAAAAGGGTTGGATCTGCAACATAACGGATGCTCCAACAGAGACAAACAAAGAAGCAAGAATATTTCAGTGTTCGTCTTGGATTTTACAGCACATTATTTTTAAGGACCCGGACAATTATAAACCAAACGATCCGTATGGAATTATGATGTCGCTGTTGACAAGATATTCTGTATCTGGGAAAAAGCAGTTAGACGATGTTCCAGATGTTTTGTCAAACTTTGCCTTAAGAGTAACAGAAGTAAAGAAAAAAAGAACTGCAAATATTCTATCGAGTATGATTTAGAAGAAAGTGAGGGAGTTACAATGAGTACAATTGAGTATCTGATGCAAATATCAAAGATCAACTGTATTATCAACAACAAATTATCGGAAATTGCAGAAATGCGTCAAATGTCGCAAAGCATTACCGGATCTTCTGGAGGTGAGAGAGTACAAACAAGCCCAGAACCCGACAGAATAGGTGCTATATGCGCTAAAATTGATGAAATGGAACGAAAAGTCGATGCTTTGATTGATGAATACTACGATAAAAAGCAATATATATTAAGGCAGTTGGAAAGCTTAACGCTTATGCACTATAAAATCCTTTATATGGCATTTGTGAAAGACAAGACTCTGTTTGAAATAGCAGATGAAATTGGATATACAGAAAGACACACAACAAGAATTTACAGCGAAGCACTAAGAGAGTTTGAGGAAAGATACGGAAATGACTATATGTCTTGAAATGTCCGAGAATGTCTGTAAATGTCATTGAATGTCATAAAATACTGTTATATAGTGTAAATGTGAAAGAGTTTAAGAACTCACTTTCTCATACATACTCCTGTGTATGCTCCAGCAAAATTGTGGGAGCATTTTTTGAAAGGAAAAATAATGGGCAAAACAATATATTGTCCTGCCTGTGGTCGAAAAGTCGCAACGTGGGACGGAAAATCAAAAATAAACAAGATTGCACGATGCAGAAAGTGCAACAAAAAAGTAATTTATGACATAGAAAATCAAGAAACACGGTTAGAAAAGTTGACGGAACGGCAATCATCTAGCGGTGTTGTTTTTATTTAGAGAGGTGTAAACAGTGGCAAGACATATGCGTGGTCGAACAATGATAACAACAGATGAAGTTGTTATTGACGAATCAAATATCTTGGATGTGCTAAGAAGATCACACGCTTTGCATGTAAAAAATGCAAATGACATCGAATATTTGATTAACTACGAAAAGGGAGATCAACCACTCCAACGAAAAAAAACTTACAGACCGGATATAGATTGCCAGTGCAGCGACAATGTGGCAAATGAAGTCACAGAGTTTAACACAGGGTTTAAGTGGGGAAACGCAATAACGCTTGTGCAGACTGGAGACGGTTCGGATGAAGAAATATCAGAAGCTGTATCAGAATTAAACAAGCAGTATGCAATGGCTAGGATCAAGGCGAAAACACAAGAGTTGGGTAGATATGTAGAAATCTGTGGTATTTGCAACGTCTATGTTGATATTAACATGGAATGGAGAAAAGGAAAGCCACTTTTTGAATTAGATGTGTTAGATCCTAGAAGTTCATTTGTTGTAAGATCGAGTTATTATCCGGACAAAAGAATCATGCTTGGCGTCACATACAGGCATGACAGCATTTCCGGAAACACATATTACACTTGTTACACAAAAGACCAAAGATTTGAGGTTGTAAATCTACAGTCGGAAGTAACATCACCTAGCAAGTGGGCGCACATGGAAAGAAGCGGTGAAGAAAATCCGCTTCATATTGTTCCAATAACAGAATATATCAGATCTTATGACCGAATGGGTGCATGGGAAAGATATATTGATGAGATGGACAATTTGAACTTGCTAATATCTGACTTTACAAACGATGTAGAGCAGAATACGCAAGCAATGTGGCATACGAACGATGTAGATTTTCCTGTTATAGAAACAGAGACGGAAAGCGGTGAAAAGGTTGAAGAAGTAAGAAAGCCAAAGTCGGGAGAATGGTTGCAGACATATACCAATCCAGACGGAAATACACCTTTTGTAAAGCCACTTGCCATTGATTACGATTATCCGGGTATGTTGGAAAACATACAGTATAGAAGAGCAATTATTTTGCAGAAATGTAATGTTCCTGCAAGAAATGACAATACGTCTGGAGCAACTGGAGTAGCCATGAGTGATGCAACAGGATGGTCACACGCAGAATCAGCGGCGGCGAAACAACAGTTGATAACTGATTCCAACAAATTGGATGAGGTGGAAATTGTATTATCTGCGATCAGAGAAAATCCAAACACTCCGCAAGACAGCCCGTTAAGGGACTTAACAACAGCGGATGTAGAGCCAAGTATTAAACGTCAAAAGACCTATGAGTTATCGACAAAATGTAATTCCATCGCAACATTGATAAATACTGGCGTAAACGGAAAAGATGTTTTCAACACAATACCTTTGTTTGACGATCCTAACGAAGTTTGGGAAAACAGCAAAGAAACGATAGAAAAGAATCAAAATCAAAATGCAGAAAACAAAGAACAATATGATCCTAAGAACGACAGGATTATGAGCGATTTGTCCGATCAAGTGGAAAATAGTCCGTTGATTGACAAGAGCAGAACGGAAAAGTGATGCCTATGACAAGTAGATTTGATAAGCTGAATAATTTGTCGATGGACTATTCAAAATATTTTGGAGAGATGGCATTGACAGATGAGCAGAAGAAACAACGGATTGCATTTTCGAAACAAATGGAAGATGTGATGTTGTTTCTTTTTGAGTTATTGGACGTAATGGCAGACTTTGGGAGCAAAGACGAAGAATACGTCAAGAAAGAAATTGCAACGCGTTATTTGAGCGTTCTGATGGCTTACACAGCTATTGATGATTTCTTCAAAATGTATGCTGATTATTTTTCGGAAGAAACATTGAGAACGACATTAGAAAACATAGATGCCGAATGGATCACATCTAATGATAGGGCAAGGCTAATCGCAGAAAATGAAGCAAATACATCATTAAACAGAGTTGACTATATAAACGCTGTTGCAAGCGGAAAAACAAGAAAACAATGGATCACCATGAAAGATTATCGAGTAAGGAAAACGCATCAAGTGATTGACAATAAGGTGCTGCCGATTAACGGAGTATTTATTGTTGGTGATAGCATGATGTACTTTCCGAAAGATACATCTTTGGGAGCAGGCATGGAAGAAATAGCAAATTGTAGATGCTCCGTTAAATATTTATGAAATTAAGCCTAAGCGAAAGCAAGGGCTTTTTTATTTGGTGCAGAGAAGCACCTAAAAAAACACAAAATACAGAGAAGTAAAAACACAAAGAAAGTAAGAGGTAACCAAAATGAGTGAAACAATTGATGTAACGACAACAGAAAAAAATGATCCAGCTGTAGAAGAGCAGGCAAAAAATGATAATGAAGAGACTCCAACAGTGGAAGAACTTATGGCGCAGTTAGCAGAGGCTAAAGCGACAGGAGCAAAGCAGAAACAGGCATTAGACAAGGCTCTTAGAGAAAAAGGAGAAATCACTAAGGCTTTAAGAGCAAAGCAGACAGCGGAAGAACGTGCTACAGAAGAGAAAGAAGAGGCAGAAAGACTGCAACGTGAGAAGTATGAACAGGTTGAAAAAGAACTGAATCATATGAAAGCAGTATCGGCTTATAAGAGTTTGTCTACTGAAAAAGCGGTTGAGAACCTGATTGATGCAATCTCTGATGGAGATCACAATGCAGTCGCTGCATTGATTGAAAACGAAGTGAAATCGGCAGTTGCTAAAGCAGAAGCAGAGTGGAAGAAATCACGCCCAAGAGTAAATGTTGGCGGATCATACACTGGCATGACCAAAGACCAGATTATGCAGATTGAAGATCGTGCGGAGCGAAGAAAAGCAATTGCTATGAATCAAGAATTATTTTGCTAGGAGGTAGAATATGGCAGCAGAAGAGAATTTGATTAAGAAAGAAGATCTCAAGAGAGCAAGAGAGATCGAGTTTGTGGAAAGATTTGGATATTCCGTCAAGAAGCTGATGGAAGCACTTGGAGTAACAAGAAAAATTCCAAAAACATCCGGAACAATGTTAAAGACGTATAAAGCGTCCGGAACTCTGGTAGATGGAAAAGTAGCAGAGGGAGATTTGATTCCTTTGTCTCATTACAAAGTAGATCCGGTTTCCTACAAGGAGATTGTATTGCAGAAGTGGAGAAAAGCCACATCGGCAGAAGCGATCATCGAAAAAGGTTACGATCAGGCAGTGGAAATGACAACGGATGAAATGCTTAGAGACGTACAGAGAGGAATTAAGAAAGAATTTTTCGATTTCCTTAAAACGGGTACAGGAACAGCAACAGGAGTTGGTTTCCAGCAGGCATTAGCACAGGCATGGGGACAGTTGCAGGTTCTTTTTGAGGATGACGAGATTGAGCCTGTATTTTTCATGAATCCGCTTGATGTTGCTGATTATCTTGGCCAGGCAAATATTACCATTCAGAACGCATTTGGTATGCGCTATGTGGAAGATTTCCTGGGATTAGGAACGGTTGTTTTTGCCAAGTCCATCGACAAGGGGAAGGTCTATGCAACTGCTAAGGATAATATTGTGTTGTATTACATTCCTGTAAACGGTGCTGGATTGGACGAGGGATTTGTATTTAGATCAGACAGCACAGGACTTATTGGTATTCACGAAGAGGCAGATTACGATCACATGACAGTGAAAGATGTTGTTGCATCTGGAATCGCTATTTTTGCAGAAAGAATTGATGGAGTGGTTATATCAACCATTACACAGGCAGAGGGTACTGCAGTAACTGGCGAGGGTACTAAAAATACAGGAGCATAATAATAAGGAGTGGTCAAATGTATAAAGTAATACATTTTTTCACAGACTTACAGGATAATTCACACCCTTATAACGTGGGAGAAACATTCCCACGTGAGGGTGTTTCAGTAACAGCAGAAAGACTGGAAGAGTTATCGGGCAAGCATAATTTGCAGGGGAAACCACTTATACAACTTGTAGATGATTTTTCAAAATATATGAATGCCCCGGAAGAAACTGTGGAAAACAACTCATATTCAAAGGATGAAATTGCCAAAATGCCAGTTGCTAAATTGAGAGAACTGGCAAATGAAAAAGGTATTGATAGTGCAGATAAAAGCAAATCAGAATTGAAAAAGATTTTGATGGAAATTTAGAGGTGATCGTAAATGGATGAATACACCATACTTGAGCAAGTGAAGATTCGCTTATTGCATTATAAGGTGAGTACAATCGAGGGTGAAGATGTGGTTGTATTCGATCATAAAAACGAGAACTTGTTACTCGAACAACTTATAAAGCAAGCGAAGCAAAAAATCAAAGAAATCCGAAAGTATCCATCGAATTATACAGATGAAATGATAGAAAAAGATCTGAATAACTATGAAAACATAGTTGTTGATGCGGTTGTTTACTATAGATCGCAGGCCGGAGAGTCTTTCATGAAATCATATACTGAAAATGGAATATCTAGGACTTGGATTGACAGCGGAAAGTTGTTCGATACTGTACTTCCAATATCGAATATTAGCTAAAAAAAATCTGATTTTATCAGTTTTTAGAAGATTGTGCGTTATCGTATTGCTAATGCAGGTAATATGATAGCAGGCGGCACACACTAAAGGGTGGTGGGCGGTGTGCCAAAAAAAAGAAAGGCGGTATATGATTATGACGATAGAAATTTCGACAGCAATCATTATAAGCGTTTTATCTCTTGGTTTTTCCGTCTTTATGGGTATGAAGAACAGCAAGCGAACTGACAAAAAAGATATCGAAGAACGTGTTAGAGAAAACACCAGAATAAACATGAAGTTGGACAATATCAATTCGACAACGCAAGATATAAAGTCAGAGTTGTCTAGTGTTCGTACAGACATCCAAAAGCATAATGACAAAATCATTATTTTGGAACAGAGCTGTAAGCAGGCACATAAAAGAATTGATGAGTTAAACATCCGATTAAACATGAATGAAGATGATGAGGTGAAGTCTTATGAAAAATTGGAAAAGTTGGGCAAAGGCCGCAACGATTAGAGCAGTAAAGACAATTGCACAGACTGCGGTTGGTGTGATTGGAGCAAGCACAGTGTTAAGCGGTGTTGATTGGAAAGTGGTTGTTTCTTCTGCGATTCTTGCAGGTGTTGTTTCAATGCTGACAAGTATTGCAGGACTTCCAGAGGTAGAGGACAATGCTTGAAATCAATAAGCAGGAAATGAGATATTCAAAGCAGGGAGAACGAGTTACCATCTACAAACGTGATGAAAACGGTAACATTGTGTATGAATCTTATAAAGATTCGGCAAGTGGTTCTGTGATTTATTACACAGATGAAGATGGTAACAAAATACCAAAAATCCTAGGAGAAAAAGTTGGTTTTTCAGAGCCAACTTATTTTTATGCAAATATCAGCAATAAGCTAAGCGAAGTATTAGTAAAAGAGTTTGGTATTGATGATTCGTCAACATATGTTCAGATTGTCACAGATAAAGGTGAACTGCCAATAAAGGCAGGGGACGTTGTTTGGAAACAATCAGATCCTACTTATACGGAAGATGGACTTGTTGATGAAAAGAGTGCTGACTATGTATGCAAAGGCGTTGCTGATGAGGGATTGACGGTTGATTTGTTTTTACTGCAAAAGAATGTCAAATAGGAGAAGCAATGAAAACAATCAGTTTCGGCTTAAGCCAAAAATCCATACAAAATGCAATCAAGGAACTGCAAAAAATAAAGCAGGAACTTAGAAAAAAGACAGATCAGCTTGTCAAGGAATTGACCGAAGTTGGAATACCTGTGATCGAAAACAATATGCAGAAAGCAAATTACACATACGATTCAAAAGGTGTGCGCAGCGGTTCTGACACAGAACATTATACGCACGTAAAAATCAATGCGTTTGATACCAAATCAATTGCAAATTTGATCGTAGAGGGAAAAGAGGTTTTGTTTATTGAATTTGGAGCAGGTGTTTATTACAACGGATCAGCCGGAGCGAGTCCGCATCCAAAAGGACAGGAATTTGGATTTTTAATAGGTTCATATGGAGCAGGTCATGGACAGCAAAAAGTGTGGGGTTACTATGACGAAACTGGAGAACTGGTAATGACGCATGGTGTTGAAGCAACAATGCCATTGTTTAAGGCAGAGCAGAAAATCATAGATGAATATGTGTCTGTTGCAAAGAGGGTGTTTGGCAAATGAACGAGTTGAATTTGTGGGCATTAGAATTTGAAGATACAGTATTTAGTCTTTTTTCTTATGCCTACAACAAAAAATTTAAGAAGAAATACAAAGATTTATACATAACACAAGATGAAGAACAAGACGGTACGGCAATTTTCCCGACTGTACTTGTAAAACAGATTGATTTGAGAGAAGTTGGAAGAGATATTTCCGGGAATACAATAAACGGAATAGATTCAACATTTCAAGTGACCATTTCTTACAAGGGAGATAGGGAGAACTTGAAAGAACTCTCAAATTATGCAGTTATGTTTTTTAAGTCGAAGAAATTTGGTGTTTCAAGTGTTTTTTATAACATTTCAAACAAAATACGCACTGCAACATTTAGGGCATCTAGGGTTGTGGGAGCAAATGACACATTAGTATAGTACCGGGCGTACATTTTGAGTGCGCTCGCTGACCACAAAAAGTTTAGTGGTAGAAAGAGAGGTAAAAATGGCTGATGCAGGTATTAGCACATTAGGTGTGCAGTTTGGCTATGCGGTTGAAACAACGGCAGGAAAAAAGCCAACAACTTTTAAACAGCTAACAAGAATTAATTCCATTCCGGGAATTACTATCGAACCAGAACAAATTGATGCGTCTGCTTTGGAGGACAAGGTAACACGATACGTAAAGGGTCGTGCTGACACTGGAGGCGCAATTGCCGTTGTAGTAAACATTACAACGGAAACGGTAAAAGAATGGGAAGAGCTTATCAGTGCTTATCAGGCAGCTGCTGGTGACCTTAGAATGTGGTTTCAGTCATATGTTCCAGGACTTAACAAGTCGTTCTTCTTTGTTGCGCAGCCGCCAGAACTTATTCCGGAACCAGAATTTACGCAGAACGAATTACTAACAGTCGAAATGAATTTGACGATTGAAGAGTATATCGGTCTTGGAGATGCAGTTACTCTTCCTGTTGAGGCAGCATCGGGGGAATAACTGACCATTCGTCAGAAAAAACAGAGGCTGTGACGAATGGTGAACAAAACGCCAAAACAGCCAATATGGATTATTCATCTTATTTGAATGATTCGGAAAAATAACAGTAAAAGAAAGGGCGGTCTACGGACTGCCCCTTTCCAGTATAAATACTGGGGAAAGGTTAGGAAAAAATGTATAAAACAATTAAAGTAGATGGAAATGATTATAAGTTACAGTATTCAGTAGAAGCGGCAATGTACGATGAGTGTACGGCAAAAGTCATTACTTTAATGACGGCTATTGGAGATGAGAAAGAAGATGAAGAAAATCTTAAAAGTAAAATCAAAGAGATTTCAAGTATCCCTAATTTGGCAGTATCTATGTTTTATGCGGCACTTTTACAGCACCATGGAACAGAAGCAGGGGATGGAACTGTAAGAAGCATTTCAGAAGCAAAAAACATTTTAGCGAGATATATTTTAGAAAATGATAGCGACTTTTTCAGCGTTGTAAATATGTTGCTTGAGCAGATGGGAGAAGATGGTTTTTTCAAACTGATCGGACTGGAGAAGATGATGCAGTCCGAGGAGGAGCAGAAAAAGGAAATGACCGAGAAGAATTAACATTCGCACAGCAAATCGAAAAGAATCTTTTGCCTGCGGCATTGAAAGCAGGAATAACGCATAAGGAATTTTGGCAAATGACTCCAAAAGAAATAAAAATGCAAATAGACGTGTATATTGAGACAAAAGAAGAAGAATACAAAGCAAAAGAACATGAATGTTGGTTAAACGGTATGTACGTTTTATACGCCTTGGGTGCGGCATTTACCAAAAAGGATTACCCAAAAGATCCGTTAAAAGAAGAAAAAGACGGAAAGACAAAAGAAGAAAAAGCAAAAAACAAAAAGAAGAAAATGTTAGATTTGTATGTTGCTCAAATGCTTATCAGACAGGCTAACTTTAATTTGAGTAAAAAGAAAGAGAGTGATAGCAATGAAGAAACAGCATGACGTAAGAATTGACAGATCAAAACTGCATCCATGGCTTGACTACAAACTTACTGTATTGTTAAAAAAATGTGCTAAAAAGGGGATTTATCTCATCATCACAGAGGGATTCCGCACAAAGGAACACCAAGATCGGTTGTATGCAAAAGGACGCACAAAGCCGGGCAAGGTAGTGACAAATGCAAAAGGAAGTACATACTCTAGTCAGCATATGTGGGGAATTGCGTTTGATATTGCGATTCAGTACAAAAAGGATCTGTATGACATTAATACGATCAAGAAAGTAGCAAAAATTGCTAAAAGTATTGGTCTTGGATGGGGTGGAGATTGGAAAACAATTGTAGATACTCCACATTTTTATCTGCCGAAGTGGGGAAGTACAACAACGGAGTTGAAGAAGATTTATAAAACTCCGGATATGTTTAGGAAGTCTTGGGCAAAGAAAGTAACAAGAGATAAGGGATTGTTACTATGGAAAGCAACAACTAAGTTGACAGGAAGTTACTTGCGAATCCCTAAATCTGCAAAAGTAGAGGTTTTATTCGTAAAAACGGATAAATGGTATGCTAAAGTACGATACAAGGGAAAAGTAGGACACGTAAACAAGAAATATTTAGGTTAAAGAAAAGCGCACCCCTCTTTTGTGGTATTTTTTTTTTTTTGTGTGTGTGGGGGGG